GAAAAGGTGTCTTTGAATGATTCTGAACTTGACTGCTTGGCGTTGCTCTCTATGGAACATCCCATAGAGATTAACGAGTTTTGTAAAAAAGTGGTTACTGATGGTATCTTTAAGAGTACGCAGACGGCTCGAAATTGTTTAGTTAAACTTGATGATCTTAAACTTCTTGAGAAAGAAGGTAAGAACAAAAAGATTCTTCACTTATCAAAGAGCCTTCTCGTATACCATCAAGGTAACATAGTGTTTAACGTAAAATTCGGACACGTTGCCTCCACGTAAACATAAAGACCTAATTCCAAAAGCAGCAGAGCTTTTACAGAAAGATCCCACTTTCGTAAGAGATTGTGTTGACTTTTATTGGAAAGAAATAAGGCAGTCAGCTTCAAAGCTCAAAGGACCTTTAATACTAATACACAACTTCGGTTACTTCTCCTTCCGTTTAGCACGGGCAAAAGAAAACCTTACTGTGTATAAGGCTGCTGCAGAGAAGTACTCGAAGATGGAGCCCACCTTTCGAAATCATGCAATCCTCTCTTCTATAAAGGAAAGGATATCACAGATTGAGAAATGTATCGTTCTCAAAGAAGAAGAAATAGAAAAGTTTAAACGTATAGCAAAAGAAAAAGCCGATGAAGAATCTGAGAAAAATATTCGAAAACCGGAAGAAGATATTTGAAGGTATCAAGAACAACCTCTTTAAGTCTGAAGATGTAGAGGCGATCGCCAAGGAAAGAATGGAAGAGTGCAATAAGTGTGATCTTATTGACCTGGAAGGAACTAAGTGCATGATTCCAGGAACAGCTCCCTGTTGTGGTGAATGCGGATGCAAGCTTGGATATAAGACGAGATCCTTATCCAGCTCATGCACTCATCCAGATGGTCCTAAATGGGAAGCTGTTTTAGATCAGGATGAAGAAGATAAAGTGTATCAGAGTATTAACTATAATCCGGATGATCATGGAAATCAGGCATAGTGTTACTGAGTATAAAGAACTCACCTTGGAAAAGATGAAAGAATATCTTGCTGTGAGTGCAGCTCCTACAAATGAGAATCGCGAATTTACTCTTGTTACAGGTAGAGCAAGAATGGAGATGTTCAATCATGCTATGAGTAGTGAAGTAGTAAAAATGGAGAAAAAGAACAATCATGAAAATGTAATTTTCTTAGAGGAAAAAGGAAGTATCACCAAGCATGAAGCAGATCGATTACGAATGATGATTGACTCTGAAGGACCTGAAGATTATGATTTAGCTAAAGCTATTATTGCGGAAAAAATGACAGTTGTTTATAAACAGTCCATGCAACTTTCAAAGATGATTGAGTCTCCAGATAAAGAAAGTAATAACCTGGCCATGGTGGTCTTAAAACAATTGACAGATGGGAAAAAGGAGAAAAACAGATAGGATTCTTTCTCAAATAGAGAAGAGTCTTGTTATCTTACCTGATGATAGAAAGAAGATTAACAAAGCCTTTGCTGCCTTTCCTGATGTATGCGAAGCTGTACCTTTTGTATGTGAAGTTCATAATAAACAGTGGACTCAGGATGACATTGATGATTATAATAGAAGAGTCAATAACTATAAAGAAATGACTGATGGTGGTCACAGAATAGTTATCGGTTATGATCCACAAGGAAAACCAGTATATCTTTACTAAAAATATAAACATGGCAATAAGTTTTACAGCAAACGATCACCAGTACAGAAGTATTGATCCTACAGATCTTACTGATTGGCTTAGTGTAACAAGTCTTGTGAGTCAGTTCAAGCCTAAGTTTGATGCTGAAATGATATCAATGAAGGTATCCAAGAATAAGAAGTCTAAATGGTTCGGACTAGATCCCGCTGTTATTCGTCAAATCTGGGAGAATGAATCCAAGCGAGCAACAGATCTTGGTACCTGGTTTCACAACGAACGAGAGGTAGAGCTTACAGCTTCTTTAACTATGGATATTGATGGCATTCGTGTTCCTATTATCAAACCTCTTTACGATGGAGATAAAAAGATTGCACCTGATCAACGTCTTACTGAAGGAGTTTATCCGGAACATTTTACTTATCTGAAGTCAGCCGGCATATGCGGACAGTCAGATCGAGTAAACATTGTTGATTACAAAACCAACAAAGAGATAAAGATGACTGGTTTTACAGACTGGCAAGGCATCACTCAAAAAATGTTAGGACCTCTTTCTCATCTTGATGATTGTAATTTTTATCATTATGCTATACAATTGAGCATGTATATGTACATGATTCTTAAACACAATCACAATCTTAAACCGGGTAAATTGATATTACATCACATCACTTTTGTAGAGAATGGTGTTGATGAGTATGGATATCCTGTTGCAAAAAGAAACGCTCAGGGAGAACCGATCGTTAAAGATGTTGTTGCATATGAAGTACCATACCTTAAAAATGAAGTAGTAGTCATGATAAACTGGTTACATGATAACAGAGGATCAATCACCAAAAAACACTAACTTAGTATTATGATAGAACTATTTACAATAGAAAATGACCAGCTAGTGGTAACAGAGCACTGTTATGCTATCGACTGGTTGAAATGTATCATGGATCAATATCCGGATAAGTACATGAAAGTTTACAAGTATCTCTTTTACATGACTTGTCCTAATGAGAAACTTAATCCTTATTTCAACATGGCTGATGAGGAGAAAGAAGATACTATATTGAAAGATATAGATGCCGACTTCTCTACAGAAGATCAAATGATCTACACAGCTAAAGATAAGTGTGAGCAACTTTATGAAACTCCTACGATGAGAGCTTATAAAGGGATGTCAGCCATGATGGAAAGACTTGCCAAGTACATGCGCGATACACCGGTTACTCATGGAAGAGATGGTAACATTAATTCTTTACTTGCTGCAGCAGCAAAGTTCGACGCCATCCGTAACTCCTTCAAAGGCGTGGCGAAAGATCTTCAGGATGAACAACAAAAAAACCGTAAACGTGGTGGTGGAGAAGGGGCCTACGATCAGAAATAATTCTTTCACAATATGCAAGAAGATTTTATAACCGTTCCCACCTGGAATAATGGTGTATGGACAAGTACTTCTTTTAATACCAGAGAAGATTTCAGACTATACATCTTACTCTTGTTCAAAGAACCGGGTGAGTATGAGTTTGATCAAACATCTTTTGAGTTCAATGCTCAGGCTAGAAAGTTTCGTAAAGACAGATTTTATTGTAATGCTCCTAACAGAAGCAAAGATTATGTAAAATATTGGGATGACGAAAAGGCTAAATGTCGTTTCGGTGCACTATATCATCACAACGGAAAGACCTGGTATCTGACACGAGAATATTACATGTGGATTAACTTTCTTCAGATCAACGATAAGGCTCAGAAGAAGTTTGATTTCCCTGCAGTAAGAGACGTGCAATATCACATGGCTCTTTATGAACTTCTTGCAGATCTTCATTATAAGCATTGTGCTATTCTCAAGAAACGTCAGATAGCTTCTTCATATTTCCATTGTGCGAAGATGATTAATCTTATCTGGTTCGAAGAAACACCTATCATTAAGATGGGAGCTTCTCATAAAGATTTCATTAACGAGAAAGGATCCTGGAAGTTCTTGAACGAGTACCGCTCCTTCTTAAATCAAAATACAGCATGGTACCGTGATTTTAGTCCAAAAGGAGATGGATTATGGCAACAGCAAATCGAAGAGAAAGATAGTTCTGGTAGATCTTATATGAAAGGTTTGAAGGGAGTAATGTCCTATGTGACCTTTGAACGAGATGCCGCAAATGGTGTAGGGGGTGCCTGTACATTCTTCTTCCATGAGGAAGCAGGTATTGCACCTAAAATGGATACTACAGTCGAGTTCTTATTCCCGGCATTACAGGAAGGAGATCTCACTACCGGTTTATTTGTTGCTGCAGGTTCTGTCGGTGAACTTGATCACTGCAAGCCTTTGCAGAATATGATGTATAAACCAGATGAGAGTAATATTTATGCTGTAGAGAACAAGTTGATGGACAGCAAAGGTACGATTGGACGTACTGGTTTATTTATTCCGGAACAATGGTCAATGCCTCCATATATCGATCAATACGGAAACTCTCTTGTAAAAGAGGCTGAGGCTGCTTTAGATAAGCAACGTGAAGAGTGGAAGAAACTACTTGAGCCGAATATATACCAGTTCAGGGTTTCACAGAGACCAAGAAATATGGAAGAGGCTTTTGCCTTCCGATCCGTTTCAATGTTCCCCCAGCATTTAGTTTCTGCTCAAACGCGACGTATTCAGGACAAAGAATATCCTCATGAATATCTGGAGTTAAGTCGAGATGCAGAAGGAAAGATTGTAACAAAGCCTTCTAATAAGTTACCTATTCGCGAATTTCCTATTACAAAGAAGACTGCTGACAAAGAAGGTGTCCTTGAAGTATTCGAGAGACCAGATCCTAATGCAGAATGGGCGACTTATTACGCTTCTGTCGATCCAGTATCCGAAGGAAAAACAACAACAAGTGAATCTCTTTGTTCGATATACGTGTATAAGAACCCGGTTGAGGTTACCAAAATAAAAGATGGTGAGAATGTAGAAAGCTTTATTGAGCAGGACAAGATCGTAGCATGTTGGACTGGTCGTTTTGATGACATCAATAAAACACATGAGAGACTTGCTTTAATAATTGAGTGGTATAAAGCATGGACGATCGTGGAAAATAACATATCTTTGTTCATACAATACATGATGGCTAACAAACTTCAGAAGTATTTGGTTCCTAAAAGCCAGATTACCTTCCTAAAAGATCTTAAGTCTAATGATAATGTGTTCCAAGAATATGGTTGGAAAAATACCGGTACTATCTTTAAGGCCCATTTATTGAGCTATCTGATTCAGTATTTGATGGAAGAGATCGATACTGAAACAAAAGAGGATGGAACCATCGTAAAAAGAAAATATGGTATTGAAAGAATACCTGATATCATGGCCATGGAAGAGATGAAAGGCTATGCAGATGGTGTCAACGTGGATAGGTTAGTATCTTTAGCTGCCCTTATAGCTTTTGCTAAAGTTCAACAAACTGCTCGCGGATATAAGAAAAGAGTTGATAGACAAGATTCTAACTTGCAAAAGTCGGATAAAATCGTTAAATTACATAATAGTCCTTTCAAACATCTGGGAGGAAACAACAAGGGGCCTAACGGAATGCAAAAACCGAGAAACCCGTATAAAAACTTAAGATAACGTCATGGAAGTAATCAACGCAATGGGGCTTAAAGCCGGGAAGAAAGCTGAGTATAACCGCATGGGTTCTATACACAGCCTATACAGTTTATTCCAAGAGTTGAAAAAGATGAGGAGTGGGCTGCGTGGAATCTTGATTGGCTGGAATGGCAGGGGATGAAACAGATCCAGCGTAACAGCCGCCGTTTGATGAAGAACTATAAACTGGCAAAAGGAATTATCGACAAGAGTGACTACATTGTTGAAGAAGACAATGAGGTACGAGACATTATAGAAACCTTAACTACAGAAGATCATAGCGCTTTAGAACTTAAGTTTTACCCTATTATTCCGAATATCATTAACGTTCTTGTAGCAGAGTTTGCTAAGCGTAATAGTAAGATCAGCTTCCGAGCTGTGGATGACTATTCTTACAATGAACTAATGGAGCAAAAGAGGGCTGCTATAGAAGAAGTCTTGATCAGCGACGCCCAACAAAAGATGGCCAACGCCATGATTACTGCAGGAGCAGATCCCAATGATCCGGAAATTCAGGCGCAATTACAGCAACAAACCTCACCAGAAAATCTCAAGACTCTTCCTGAGATTGAGGCTTTCTTCAATAAAAGCTACCGTAGTTTATCTGAGCAGTGGGCTACTCATCAGCACCAGGTTGATGAAGAAAGATTCAAAATGGATGAACTTGAGGAAAGAGGTTTTCGTGATAGCTTGATAACTGACAGAGAATTCTGGCACTTCCGCATGGGAGAAGATGACTATGAAGTGGAGCTCTGGAATCCTCTTACTACTTTTTATCACAAATCACCTGATGTTCGTTATACCTCACAAGGAAACTTTGCCGGTAAAATGGATATGATGACTATAGCTGATGTTATAGACAAATATGGTTATTTGATGACAGAAGAACAGTTACTGGCCCTGGAAGCTATTTATCCAGTAAGAGCTGCAGGATATCCTATTCAAGGATACCAGAACGATGGATCTTACTATGACGCGACTAAATCTCACGACTGGAATACAAACATGCCTTCTCTGGCGTATCGTCAGTTTACGTCAATGTATGATCAGAGTGCAATCCCGGGTGGTGATATTATTAGCTGGATCTTTGCTGAGTCAGAAGATTATCCGGACTTAGGTACCGCGATGATGTTACGTGTAACAACTGCGTATTGGAAGTCTCAACGTAAGGTGGGACATCTTACAAAGATCACAGAAGATGGTGAGACCATTGTGGATGTTGTAGACGAAACATATAAAATTACAGATAAACCGATATATAACAACGTTCTCTTCAAGAACAAGAATAAAGATACTCTTATCTTTGGTGAGCACATTGACTGGATATACATCAACCAGGTTTGGGGTGGTGTGAAAATAGGGCCTAATCGTCCTAACATGTGGGGTCAAACTAATCTCGGTGGTATAAATCCTATCTATTTGGGTATTGATCAGAACAAGATGGGACCTTTAAAGTTCCAGTTCAGAGGAGACCAAACTCTTTATGGAGCTAAACTTCCAATAGAGGGATGTGTATTCTCCGACAGAAATACTCGTTCTACAGCATTAGTAGATCTTACTAAGCCATTCCAGATCGGATTCAACATGGTGAATAACCAAATTGCTGATATCTTGGTGGATGAGTTAGGTACCGTTATTTTATTGGATCAAAATGCTCTTCCTAAACATTCGATGAACGAAGACTGGGGAAAGAACAATATGGCCAAAGCATATGTTGCCATGAAGAATTTTAGTATTCTTCCCTTGGACACTGCTATCTCTAATACCGAAAACCCGGTTAACTTCCAGCATTTCCAGACTTTGAACATGGAACAGACTGCAAGATTAATGTCTCGTATCCAGTTGGCAAACTACTTCAAGCAAGAATGTTTTGCTACAATCGGTATTACTCCTCAACGTATGGGTCAGCAAATCGGACAAACAGATACTGCTAGAGGTGTTGAGCAGGCTGTAACCGGTTCATATGCACAGACGGAAGTATACTTCATGCAGCATTCCGATTACCTGATGCCGCGTGTTCACCAGATGAGAACAGATGTTGCGCAGTATTATCACTGTAAGAAGCCGTCGGTTCGCCTACAGTATATGACATCACGCGATGAAAAGGTTAATTTTGAGATAAATGGTACAGAACTTCTCTTGCGTGACATTAATGTTTATGCTACCACTAAGGCTAATTACAGAGCCATGATGGAGAAGATGAAAGCTATAGCTGAGCAAAATAACACAGCCGGCGCAAGTATCTATGATCTTGGAACTGTTATTCAGTCAGAATCAATGTCTGAGCTTAATCATGCATTAAAAGCTACTGATAAGAAAGCTGCGGCTACTCGTCAGGAAGAAATGGCTCATGAGCAAAAAATGAAGGAGATGGAAATTGAGCAAAGAAACAATGAGGCTAAGATGAAGATGGACTTCGAAACTTTAGAAGCGGAGAAGAATCGTCGTAAGGATATCCTTGTTGCAGAAATCAAAGCTGCAGGGTTTGGTAGTATGAAGGATATTAACGCTAACCAACAAAACGATTACCTGGATGCTCTTGCTGAGATTCAAAACACAGATGAGTTTCAACAGACGATGAACCTGAATCAGCAAAAAGAAACTGGTAAAGCAGACCAGTTTAGACAGAAAATGTCCCTTGAAGAGAAAAAACTTGCTCAACAAAAGGATTTAAAGAACATGGATTTGCAGATCGCAAGAGAAAATAAGAACAAGTTTGATAAAAAACCACCAGCTAAGAAAAAGTAGTTAGCCATATTGATGGCAAATATTCACTCTGAGAAAGGTCGTTTTCTAAATCTATAATGTTTAAATCACTATTTTTGACTATATTATAAGTGTCAGTCTAACAACCAAAACCAACAACATGCCAACAGAAGAAGAAATCGCAGCTGCGGCTGCAGCGGAGGGGGCTGCAAAACCTGCCACCGTTACCTTAGTAGAGGTAGAGAGTATGGAAGATATATTAGGAATACCCGGAGTAAGTAACGTAATGGTTCCGGAAAAGAAACCTAATACCATTTTCTCTAAAGGTGAGAAGACAGATATGTCGTTCATTGATAACCCTAATGATGATAATGCAGAAGGGAAAGAATTAGGTCCAGACGGTAAGCCGATCATTAGTACTGCTAAAGCTGCTGCCATATTAGATAATATCACGGCACCTGTTACAGATGACGATGATGACGCTAATGCAGGCGAAGGCGATGACAAAACTAAAGGTGGTCGTCCGAAAACTGATAAAAGCGCTCTTGTTGAGTTTACCCAGAAATGGATTACTGACAAGAAGTTAAAGCCTTTTACTAATGATGAAGGTGTAGAAGAAGATATCACCAAGTACTCAGTAAAGGATTTTGAAGAGCTTTTTGAGGCAAACTTCAATGAAGGAAAGACTCAGACTAAGAAAGAAGCTTGGACAGAGTTTTTCAACCAGCTTCCTCCGGAAATGAAAGCTCTTCATAAATATGTTGCCGATGGTGGTACAGATATGAAGACCATCTTCAGAGCACTTTCTACAGTAGAAGAAGCAAGAAGCTTGGATGTTGAGAATCC